AACCAAGTATTTGATAGCTTAGTAAAACCAGTTGAAGACGCTGGTGGTATTAATACGCCTGAAGGCCGTGTAAAAATGGCTGATACATGGAAAACTGTTAAAGACCATCCGAAATGGGGTACGGCTCTTGTTGAACATTTGTTGGGTAACCCCAATGCTCGTTTGCAAGTAACTGGCGGTAATGTTTCTACAAAAATTACTTATGACGATAACGGAAATCAACTTGAAGAGCATGTCAATGAACTTGGTCAACGTGTAAAAGTTGTTGATGTTGCAAGCCAACGTGAATTGAGTCCTGATCAATATGCAAAAGTTGGTGGTGGTCGTACAAGCCTTGAAAACACTTTGGCTCGTAAAGCTCAAATAGAAAATCAAAAACAAAATCTTGACGAATTCAATAAAAACCAAAAAGCTACTGGCGCTTGGGCTGCTGCCGCTCCAGAGTTGAATAGTTTGTATGAGCAGAAACAGCAAATGCTCAAACAATTGGCTGGCTCTGGTTTAAACGACAAGCAACTTGAAGAGTTGTCTAGTTTTACTACTCGTCAAATTGGCGCATCACAAAGCATGTCTAAAGGCTTTAGTGACTTGGATCAATTTGTTCGTTCTCGCGGAACTAACGTAGAAGAATCTGTCAAGAAAAGCGCACAAGCTGCTGCCTCTAGACTTGGTTTGAAAATTAGCGCTGATGGATCGGTAACCAATCAAAAAGGCGAAAAAGTTGATTCAAATGCATTGAATCAATTGCAAAAGAATTATTCTGAAAACAATAGTTCAGAACAAAACTTTACTCAAACTCAAGAGCAATTAGCCAAGAATTTGGTTTACAAAAATTTGAGCTTAAAAGAAAAACAAATCTTTGACAGCATTCTTGAGATTGATCGCCGCATTGAAGGCAAAGCTGGTAAGTTGTCTTCTGATTATGGTCAACCAAGCTTCTTAGTTGCTCCATCGGCTATGGGTGTTGCTGATCAATTTGCTCGTGCTGAAGTGCAAGCAATTCAAGGTCGTTTTAACTCTGCCGCCATTCAAGAATACGAAGCTTGGAAAGCCGAACAACTTAAAAACTATCCTGCAGGTCAAGTGCCATCTCCAAATGAACTTGAAAAAGCTTTCACACGTACTCAGCGTTACATTGATCTAAAAGACAAGTACATGCAAGAGTCGATGGACACTCGTAAGCGTGTGATTGAGGCTTTCCCAGAAAACAATCAGCCTAGCGTTGCTGCACCTAAACAACCTAGAATTGCATCTGAAGCCCCTAGAACTTCTCCAACAAAAGAAGGTGAAGCGGAAGATAAACGTGCAAAGCTACGCGAACAGTTTAGGAGCAAATAATGGCTTTTGATGTTGAAGGCTATCGCAAAGCCGCTAAAGATGCTGGTTTTTCTGATGAAGAAATTCAGAAAGACATCGATGAAGAAACTCAAGGCATAGCTGCTAAAGGTGCTGATGCCAAAATGGAAAATGTCAAAGTCGGCAAAGACTTCATGGGCATTCCTGAATGGTTACAACCTGCCGCTGCATTAACTGCCGCTGGCTTGCTTGGCGCTGGTGCAACTGGTGTGGGTTTAAAGCTTAAAGATCGGATGACAGCGCCACAACAACCTACTGGTCCTCGCGTTGAACCAACCTTTGGCATTCCTGATATTGGCGGCAATCCTCCACCTCCACCTCCACCCCCACCTCCAGGAGGTTCAACACAAAACAAATTTACGCCACCACAAGGTGATGTAATTGATGTTGCATCTCGTCCTGTTGGTGAACCACGTGTACAAATTGGTGGACCTAAAGCTTTGCCAGCGCCTGAAGTAGCTGCGCCTACTCCTGCGGCTCCTGCGCCTACTGCCCCTGTAGCGCCTCCTGCTACTGTTGAGCCTGTTGCTGTTGCTCCTAAACCTATTGACCCATTGGTGCAAGCGCGTATTGATGCACTTGCTGCAGACCAACGGCGTAAAGACGAAGCACACGCCGCTGAACAACGCCGCAAAGATGAAGCACATGCAAATCGTTTATCAAAAGATGCTAAACATGCGGAAGCTTCTACACAAAAAAAGCAGGGCGAAATCAAATCAAACATTCCTGCAAAAGATCAAGCAATCCTTGCTGACAATGCAGAAGCAAAAGCTCGTGCTGAAATCGTAGCATCAGGCCAACCTAAACCTAAAACAGCATCGCCTATTGGTGGCACAGCTACTTCAATCGAAGGCGCAGCAACACCACCTGCAGGTACTCCACCTGTTAAACCAGTTACTCCATCAGTACCAGCACCAGAACTTGAAACAAAGTTAGGCGCTCCAACTGCAACAACTGGCTCAGGTATGCCAGCTTATAAAGGTGAAGGTGGCGACAAAGCTAAGATGCGTAAAGAATTCAGCACCATTAAAGATGTGCCATCTGGTTACGTATTTGTTCCAAATGGTCAAAACATGGACATTGTCCGAAATGCGGTTGGTCAAGAACAATATACAAAGAATTTAAAAGAGTCTGGTGGTTATCCAGTTAGCACTGACAAAGCTTATCAACAATCACGTGAAATCAATAAATTAGTTGGTCGCCCTCCACGTGCTGAAGCAATTGAAAAAGGTTTGTCTCTTGGTGAAACAACTAAAGGCATTACCAAAGCTGTTGCTGGCAGTAAAGCTGTTCGCGTTGCTGGAGTTACAGGTGCTTTAGTTCTTGCAAGTGATTTGGCAAGTGCTGCTGAACAAGGTGTATCTGCTGCTAAACAAGGCGACACACAAATGGCTCGTGGTTATGTAACAGATATTCTTGGCGCTTTGACAGGCCCATTAGGTATGATTGCAAGCCAAACATTTGGTACTTCACCAGAAGATTTAAAAATCCTTCGTGCTGCTGAACAAAGCCGTAAAGTCGGTGGTGGTCGCGGCATCGCTCCTCCGTCTGAATATTTGAGATAAATCATGATTAATCAAGAAGAAACCACAGCCGCTGTTGCCGCCAAATCAGCTATTCCTGTAGGCGTTTCATTGGCTACCTTCATGGGTTACCCCGTCAGTGATCTGCTGGTTTGGCTGACCTTAATCTATACATTCTTGTTGATTGTTCACAAGTTGTATTTGATGTATTGCGACTTCCGCAAAAAGTAATGTGGACCCATTCAGTCTTTTACTTGCTGCACAAGCTGCTGTCAGTTTTGTCAAGCAAGGCTGTCAAATGCTTCAAGAAGGCAGGGCCATAATTGATGATTTCAAAGACGAAGCTGAAGGTGTTGTTAGCGAAGTCAAGGAAACGATTGAAACAGTCAAGGGTTTATGGGATTGGTTCACGGGCTTATTGGGCATTGCAAAAGAACAAGTACAGACTGAAGCTGCACCATTAACAATCCAAAAGCCAGCTAAAACATCATTAAAAAAACAAGAAGAGCCAGAAGTCCTTCAACTAAAAACGATTGCTGGTATCAGTGACAAGTTGGGTGAATTCTTTGAGATACAAAAGAAACTGAAAGATTACTATCGAAACCTTGAAGACGAGTCATTGAATGACTACAGGCCTGATCAAAACAGTGCAATAAAAGCCAAAGATCGAGTATTTGTAGAGCTTCAATTGGAGCAAATGACCGTAGACATTCGGGAAACAATGGTTTACGCGCCTAAAGAATTGAAAAATTTCTATTCTAGGTTTTTGGGAATGTATGGAAAAATAGAAGAAGAACAAGAGTTTGCAAGACTGCAACAAATTAGACAAGCTAAGTATAGAAAATTGCAACGTGAGCGCCTTCGCAATCAGTTGATTGACATATGGGTGGTGATGGCAGGATCGATGTTTATCTTAATGATGCTGGGAGCTATTTTGTGGGACTTGAAAATTCAGGCAATAGCTCGCTCTCAATTCTGGCTACTGTCTTAGCAGGGGTGGCGTTGTGCTTGGCAGTAGGTTTGACGGTGGTGTCCTACATTGAAACAATGTGGATGAAGGCAGAGATTAAACAAGAAGCGCGTGAGTTACGGAAACTGAAACAGGAAATTAAGGAAACTTCAAAATGATGACATTGCTATCAACCCTCATCTCTTTCTTGATGTCGGGTACACCAAAGATTCTTGAATACTTTCAAGACCGTGCTGACAAAAAGCATGAGTTGGAATTAGCCCGTATGCAGACCGAACGTGAGCTGCAAATGCTTGAGCGTGGCTATGCTGCACAAGCCAAGATTGAAGAGATAAAGACTGACCAACTGGAACTTGAGACAAATGCTCAAACCACCCAGGCTGTTATTGGCGCACAACAAGCAGAGATGCAAGCGTTGTATGCACACGACATCGCTATTGGTCAAGGTGCTTCTCAATGGGTGACAGACCTACGTGCATCTACTCGTTCTATCCTGACATTGGGTTTTTACTTTTTGTTGGTTCTGATCGACATTGGCACATTCATCCACGGCACTCGCATGGGTGCTGATTTCAATGACATGGCTAACCAATTGTGGGACGAAGATACCCGCATCATGTTTGCAGCCATCATCACATTTCATTTTGGCGGTCGTGCTTTCGGCAAGGGTAGCAGCTAATGCAAGTCAGCGAGAAGGCCCTCAAAGTTATTGAGCATCACGAAGGGGTCAGGACAAAGCCATATCAGTGTCCTGCTCTGTTGTGGACGGTTGGTGTGGGTCATGTGATTGACCCTAACCATGCCAAAGTACCGATGGACCAACGTAAAGCATTGCCTATCCCTGATGGCTGGAATAGGACATTGACAATGGATGAAGTAAATGCAATTCTTAAATCAGATTTGGCTCGATTTGAGCGAGGCGTTGAGAAGTTTTG